CATGTAGTTGCCTGTTGTCTGGGTGCCAAGTGCAACAGTATTGTTTGGAAGTGAAACAGTGCCAGTGAAGGTTGGGCTATTCAACGGTGCATAGTACGACCCATGCTGCCCATCAAGCAGGTGAGCGTTAAGGTTTGTGACTACCGTGCTAGATGAAACCGTGAGTGGCGCGGTACCATTTGCAACAAGACTCTCAAAAAAGTCTGCAACAACAGGTGCTGGTGAATAAGAAGCATCGCTCGTATCAATTGGGTGGACTGGTTCTGGGACATAAGAGTCAAAGAACTTCCACTTTCCGTCTGTTGCATCCCTGAACACACCAGAGTGGTGATATGTGCCATCGTTGTAGTTTCCAGCGATTCCGAAGTCTGTGTTCGCAACACTTCCAGAACTTGCCAAATAAATAAATGGGTCGTCAATTACTAAACTTACTTGGTTTTCTGTAACAACAGAACCGCTTACATAGATGTTCTGGCCAACAATCAAACTGCCAGTAGTCTCTAACTGATGGAATACTACACATGCGCTAGTAGCAACATCTTGCCCAATGGCAACTGTCGGAGTTGATGTTTCTCCAGTTCCACCAGTAACTGTTACGCCAGTACCAGCAGTAATCGTGCTTACATAGTCTCCAGTCGTATCGGTTCCAAGTTCTACAGAGTTTGGCTGAATCGTCACTGAGATAGCCGCATCAGATGTACCATCAAATGAAACAGAGCCAGAAACATCACCCGTTAGCGAGATTGTTCGTGCATTATCAAGTGCTGTTGCCGTGTCTGCATTTCCAGTGACATTTCCAGTCAGCGGAGCATTTACTGCTGCAAAAGTTACAGATGAGGAGGTTGCAACTGCCTGGCCAATTGCAATTGTTGCATTAGAGCCTTCGCCAGGTGTGTGAGTAATCGTGACACCAGTGCCTTGAGTAAGGTCTGACATATAATTGCCAGTTGTGTCTGTCCCTAGATTAATTGCATCGTTGACCCATGCTGTGCCGTTCCACTTTAGGAAATCACCACTAGATGGAGTTGAGGCACTTACATTTGATATGTCGTCAAGAGTTACCGCACTAAATCGTCCATCAGTATAACTATTTGCTTGATTGACTGCAGAAATTTCTGCAACAGACGCACTGCCTACTCCATCATAGGAAAGAACAGTAGCGTCGATAGCGCGCTGCGAAGTGAAGTAAAGATTTCCACTTTCTGCTATATCTGTCGTTGTTAGCAGGTCAATGGTTTCATAGATTGTTTCTACTTCACCAATTAAATCGCTCGCCACAATGGAGGCAGAACCATATGCATCATATGTATTCGGGGTCACGCCAATTGTTGGGGTTGAACCTTCTCCAGAGTTGTTAACAATCGTTAAACCAGTGCCCTGGACAAGATGAGAAACATAATCGCCGACAGTGTCTGTGGCGAGGTTTATGGGGTCATTAATCCAAACCGAAGCAGAGCCGTTGTAGCGCAGGAAATCGCCGTTGGCTGGAGAGGTGATGGTGACATCATTTAGGTTTGTGAGTTTGGTATCCTCATAGACAAAATAGTCAATACTGTTCCAGTTGCTGCCAGTACCGATTTTTAGTTTTTTCGTATCTGTCTCGTACCCGAATTCTCCAGAATAGAGTACAGGGTTAGCATTGTACCAGTTGAGAGCCGTATCGCGCCGTATCTGAATTCTCATTATGCTGCTCCTCCGTCAATCGGCTCGTTCTCATAAACCGTAAGGGCGTTCCCGCCATCTAGATAGCCTCCAGACGGCACAGACTCATTAACCCATGTACTGCCATTATATGCTAGAACCTCACCACTTATGGGTGAGGATATAGATACATCTGTGAGCGAATTAAGCGTATCTATAGAGGCGGAGGCGGAAAGAATCAGCCACTTTTCACCATCAAATTTCCACGAACTTGTGTCTACTGTGTAGATATCGTTGGTATCTGGGGAGTCAGGAAAATTAAGTGGCATCAGGACTCCATTCTTCGGCGGTGTTACCTTCAGCAACCCATGCTAGGTATTGCTGGTAGTCAGAGTTAGCGGGGTCGGTTGGGATGCACATTACAGACCCATCCGCTTGCTCAACATTGATAGTCATGATTTCATTGGAGCGTGAACGCATGATTTTGTACATTAGAGTTCCGCCGATGCTGTTGCCGTACCTGCGTTAATTGCCCAAATACTGCTGCTTCCAGCGTAGATGTTGAACATATCTGTTGTGCCGTTTGTTGTCCAAGCATATATTGGGGTGGCGTTGGCGTTTGATGTGTTTCTGATTGCGTTAGTTGATGATGGCAGGGTCACGGTCGGTGCGACTCTTTTTGTAACTCTGTAAGAGAGTGGCAGGTAGATGTCTGTTCCAGCAAGTGCAGCCGCATAGTAGATGCCCCAACTGACAGACTCGTAGTACCGTTGGCATTTGGCGAGTGTTGTCCCGTAGTCTTCAAACTCAAATGGTGTAGCAACAGCACCAGCCTCTAACTGCACACCAGTTAGGTAAAATGTAGCATTAGCGTTCGTTGCCCATTGAGTTCCAGTAGAGGTTTGCATATGGATAGAACTATATGTTGTCCAAGCGCTTTTATATGCGTCACCAGTTCTGTTTGCGTTTGCGCCAAGACACCAAGTTATGCCTAAACCAATACCATTGGTTGTACCCCATGTACCAGCCGATGTTGCCGAAGCCATATCAATAGTAATTGTTTTCTTTTCCCAAGTATTTGCTGCGCTGATTGTGTATTCGGGCTGAAAGGCACGAGTTGTCGTACTGGCATCCCAGTTGCCATTTTCTAAAAACAAGTTGTATGTTCCAGCAATACTTGAACGAACCCAAAACGATAAAGTCATCGTTTTGGAATAATGCGCACGCATATTGAAGCCCTCAATAAGGGTTCTGATTCGCATAACACCACCAGAACCAAAAGTTAAACCAGTCGCACCAGTAGCAATTTTGTACGCTGAATTGAAACCAGTTGGCACTACAGATGTTTCTTGAGAAACTGTGATATTTGAACCAGCAGTCCAGGTGTAGTCAAGAGTGCTGAACCTATCTGCGCCCCACCAAAAACCACCACCAGCAGAAGGGAATGAAAAACTTGTTCCTCGTTGTGCAACCTGCATATCGCCATTGATAATCACATTACGACCACCAGCAATAGGAGCCAACACAGTCCACTGTGAACCATCCCACACCGCTGTCTGGTCAACATCAGTCATATAAATAACCTGACCATCAAACGGTGATGCGGGCTTAGTGGTACTAGTACACACACCAGGCTTAACAATCGACTGTGCTCCAACAACAGATGACAAAGGCATAATTAACCCGCAATCTCTTGCAATGTAATAGTTGAAGTTCCAAATATTCCAGTAAAACCAGCACGGCGGTTTACAGAAACAATACCGCCAGCGGAATGGTGGCACATTTGTATCTTATAAGTAGTTGCACTAGTGGTAGATGGACTATCTAAGAAAGAGGTACTTATTGTTTTGTAATAGTTACCACCAGTAGTTCCGCCATCATGCAAAACAGAACCAAACCCGCCATATCCAGGATTTTGACTTGCACCAACTTCTGTTGCTCCTCGCAACATTCTTGCATAGCCAAAGTTACCACTATCAGATGAAGCACATAATGATATGGTAATAAGTACTTTATTTGAGGCACTTGACGGAGTTATTGAAGCGCTTAAACCAGTTACATCTGTGTAGGTGGTGCCTGTTGTAGCAACCCAATCATCAGTTTTGCGTGTATTGACAACCTGCAAAACAGTACCTGATGCGTAATCAGAATACGATAATGTTTTCCACGCTGTACCATTCCAAATACACACAAGGTTTGTATCAGTCTCGTAAATCATCATGCCGTCAAACGGGTTAGCAGGACGATTAGTTGAAGTACAAACTCCAGGTTTCAAACCTTGTGTAGTAGCAGAAATGGTCATGCTATTACCAAACTACCAGAGGCTGTAAATGTATGGATTGTATATGTGCCCGATGTTGTTTTAGTTCCACCTGTAATCGTGTAACCAGTTGCATCTGTCGTTGTATATCGGCAAATTACAATACCTGAACCGCCAGCACCACCGTTTCCACCACCAGTTGCACCGCTTCCAATTCCACCTTGACCACCTCCGCCACCACCAGTGTTTGCAGTCCCTGCTGTACCAGCAGCACCTTTACCACCTGCTCCACCTCCACCAGTGCCACCTGAGCCAGCAGAACCAGAAGTAGCGTTGTAAAGACCACCGCCTCCACCGCCAGCAAAATATGTTGCGGTGCCATTTATAGATGTTTGAACGCCAATACCACCGTTCCCAGTTGTATTTCCTGATGCTCCAGCGGCTCCTGCGCCACCTCCACCACCGCCTCGGTAAATTCCACCACTACTTCCGTATCCTCCTTCAAATCCTTGTCCAGTTGCACCAGAACCTCGATGTGAAGACTGCTCACCGCCACCACCGCCTCCAGAACCACCGTTGGTAGGTGGATAGGCTGAGTCATAGTTACCACCACCACCTCCACCCAGTGATGTAATAGTGTGGAAAACTGTATTTGCTCCAGTAGCACCAACCATAAATGCACCGTCTGGGTTCCCGCCAGCACCACCAGCACCAATAGTTACGGTATATGTTCCTATTGGCAAACCTAAAACAGATTCAATGGTGCCACCACCACCAGTTGATTCGCCAACAACGGACGAGCGGTAACCACCTGCTCCACCAGCACCAGCATATGGTCTTCCACCGCCACCTCCGCCAGCAACAACAACATATTCAATAGCAAGAGTGACTGAGTGTTTAAAACCTGCAGACCATGCAGTACCAAGCCACGCACGCACTAATTTTGTGTCAGTTTCAAAGATAGTTTGACCTACAAAAGGTGACGCAGGGCGAGAAGTACTAGTGCATACACCTGTTCTAATAGAACCAAGACCGTAGGCAGAACTAAGACCCATTAGGCGGTTTGCTTCTCCCAGCCAACGGCTGTAACTGTTACTTTGGCGGCTGTATCTGACAAACCTTGCAGGGTTTCACCAGCGGCTAATACGATGGCGGTGTCAAACACCATAAGGTCGTTTGCGCCAATAGGTAGAGCCGACATAATGTGATACGACGGAGAAGCAGCAGAACCAATAGCCAAAGTCACAGTACGGTCAACCGTGTCTGTGTTTGCTATGATTAACTGCTTAATAATATCGGCATAGCCAGTTGCAGCGGTTACAATCGTGGTCGTAGATGTACCCAATTGGACTGGACCACCAAGCCGCGCTTCGTTTCTGTCTCCAATTGCCATTTATCCTCCGATACTCATCGTCATAATTGCTCCCTCTGTAGTCGTTGAAAGACCGCCAGATGCAGGAATTATAGCCCATTTTACGCCTGAAGTGGTGCTGGAGTCAGCGGTAAGGACATAGGTATTAGACGCTCCAGCCGCTAGTTTCGCTGCAGTAATAGCGTCTGTTGCTATTTTTGCAGTAGTGACAGCATTTGATGCAAGTTGTGTAGCCGTGATTGATGCATCGGGAATCGATGGGACAATACCTTGAAGGACCCATGCAGTTCCGTTGTACTGCCAGTTTTTTCCGCCAGCAGAATAAGTTGCTCCGTTAGACGGGGAGTTAGGGAAATCTATAGCCATTATGCTTCAATCTCTTTCCATTCCAAAATATCTTCATCCCAATTATAGAACTTATCTCCCTCTGGTTTCGGATAGGGGGCTTGCCAATCATGATTCTCGTCAAGCGACCAACTAGGGTATGGTTGTGGCGAAATAAAAACATCAGTATCAACATCGTATGCGTACCCGATACCTGCATATTGCTTGCGGATGTTGTGGTTATACGAGGTACGAACACACTTTTGACCCACAAGTTCACCGTAATAGTTTTCCCAATCCGAAATACCGTCGACTACTTCATCTTCGTTTCGCCCCACAATCACTTGTGTAACAATATTGTTTTCATCTAGAAATGCGTAGTGCGCCATTAGAATGTTATCGTTCCTGTTCCAGCCGTAAATGTGTAAACCCTGTAGCCAGCACGGCTTACTGTGCTAACAGAGTATGTAAGTCCTGCGCCAATTGTTGTTATTGGAAGGTATGAATCAGGATAAGCAACAATTACTACTCCCGAACCACCTGATGCACCGCTACCGCCATAAGTTGTTCCACCACCTCCACCACCTGTATTTGTTGAACCAGCAGTGGCAGAACCACCGTTTCCTCCACCACCTGAACCACCTGAACCACCGCTAGTAAAGTCGCCACCACCGCCTCCACCACCGCCACGGGTCACAGCAGTACCAGTAATTGAGTTAGATAGACCAGCACCACCATTACCACCAACAGTTGATGAACCGTTTCCACCGCCACCACTTGCTCCACCACCACCACCTGCACCGTATTGTGATGCAGTGAAGTTTGCTCCACCTGATGTTCCTTGGTTTGCAGTTCCTGAACCACCAGATTTAGCGCTTGATGTACCTCCACAACCACCACCGCCTGAACCACCACTTGCTCCACTACTTCGTTCGTTCCAGTTACCACCACGACCACCACCAACGGAAGTGATAGAACCAAGAACTGAATCAGAACCACTAGTTACTGCACCACCACCTCCACCAATAGTAACTGTGTATGCAGTTCCAGCAGTTATTGATAGTTGTGATTCAGAGGCACTGTTTGCACCTGATGTTCCAGTAGTTGTACGGTATCCGCCAGCACCTCCACCGCCACCACCAGTAAATGTTCCACCTCCACCGCCACCAGCAATAACAAGATATTCAACTGTAGGTGTTACAGAGTCATAGGAGTTAGCGATGCCAATGATTTGCACGACTATGCCGCCGTATTGCCGACTAAAACCCACTCATCAGAGTTAATTTTTATCAAAGTAGCCGCTGAGTATTGTCCGTTGAGTTTCAACTTAGAACCTTGCGAACGAAGCGTCACTCCAGCACCACCAACAGTAACCTGACCAGCACCAAGTTGAACTATGTTTACTTGGTCGCCAATATCAAAAGCCACAGAAGCGTTGGTTGGGACAGTAAGAGAAATTGCCGAGGCGTTACTTAATGTAACTAAATCGTGTGCATCACTAAGTGCGAGTGTGTATGTAGTTCCAGTTTGTGCATTTATAGTTAAGCCAGTCAATTTTGATGAACCAACAGACCTATCAGCCAACTTCGTTTGCGTGACTGCGCTATTAGCAATATCCGCTTCAGCAACTGCTCCAGCAGCAATCTTTGCACTGGTTATAGCACTATCGGCTAATTCGGTTGTGCCGATAGAACCAACACCAACTGTAGTAGACCTAAGTTCCCAAATAGAGCCAGTCCATGTCCATGTACGAGCACCTACTGTGTAGGTATCATCAACGCTTGGAGAGGAAGGAAAATTAAGGGACATAGACTATTCCGTCGGAATAACGAATTCCACCCACGATTGTCCGTCTTCGTCCCATGTGTACATTCCTTCTTCTGGGCGAGCGACAGGGGCTTCCCATTCAGTAGTTTCTTCATTGAGAGTCCATGATGGGAAGGGTTTTGGGGCGATGTATGCGTTTAGAGCAGAGTCATACTTGTAGCCGATTCCTGCATAACGAGCACGCATGTTGCCGTTATATGAGGTCTGCTTCCATGTTCCGCCCAAAAGATTGCGACAGAATTCAGCGCCTACGGCTTCTGATTCGTTGCCCTCTGAGTCTTTACAATCATCATTAGATACTACGATTACTCGCAATACAATGTTGTCTTCGCCAAGTTCTGCAAAATGTGCCATGTTTTTTCTCCTTAGAAAGTTATACTGCCCGATGCAGTAAAAGTATATATCCGATAACCACCTGTGATTGCTACGGTTGGGGAACCAGTGGTTGCTGAAGCAATTGAGAATGTGGCGGGGTAGCGAATGACCACAACGCCAGACCCACCAGCACCACCAACTAGACCAGAATTGACACCACCGCCACCTCCACCTCCACCAGTGTTGGCGGTTCCTGAAGTGGCTGTTGTGGAGTTTGAACCGTTACCGCCACCGCCAGAACCACCCGAACCAGCAGAACCAGCACCCTGTCGTGACCCACCACCTCCACCACCACCATATGCAATGGTGCTACCCGTTATTGACGAGTTGGTACCTGCACCACCATTGCCGCCATTTTGCCCTGACGCATTGCTGCCAGCGGAAGATGTACCACCACCACCACCACCAGGATAGCCAGTTGCAATATTTACGCCACTTCCTCCCCCAAACCCTTGATTTGTTGTCCCAGTTCCACCAGCGTTATTGTAGCCACCACCACCTCCACAGCCACCATTTTTTGTATCTCCAGCACCATACTGAGCGCCATGCTCACCTCCTCCTCCACCAATACTTGTGATGGTTGAGAAAACACTATCTCCACCTTTGTACCCACCAGGTTCGGGCCAGAAACCAGCAGCACCGCCAGCACCTATTGTCACTGTGTATGCAGTGCCTGTCGTTATTGGAAATGATGCTTCTGCCGCACCACCACCACCAGAGGTTGCGCCAACCATGTTTGTTCGCATACCGCCTGCACCACCTCCAGCAGAGTTTCCACCCCCACCCGCTCCGACAACCAAATACTCAACTGTTCCCGTGGGACCCGTCAGAACAAGTTGCTGAAGGGTTGTGAAATTTAACATCCCATTCGTACTAGTTCGCTTCGGTCCAATAGAACCACCTGGTCCAGCCATTAACTAATCTCCTCATAACTACATACTGCTTCAAGGTCAGAGTTGGCAGATGCGGTAAGGCGTAATTCGTCGCCTTCTTCTAGATAAATAGATTTACTAATGACATCTAGCGTTGCGTCTGCTGGGACCGAAACAGTGTGGGCAATCTCGTAAGAAACAGAAGCAGAAGAACGGTACAAACCAACAGAGATGTCTGCGGCGTTCACGCCGTCAACATTTGCAACATATAGAGCATTTACTTTAAACACCTTGTTGCTTGATGCGGCGTTTGTCACGATAGCCGTGGCGGCAGTAGTAACTTGCTGCACGGCAGTTTTGCCTGTGATAGTTGTTACATTGACTATATTTGGTGCTGTCATTTCATCCTCCGAAAACTATTGACATTGCGATTGCTTTACCTGTTGAAACTGGGGTAGCCCATTTTAGACCAGTAGCCGTAGAAGAATCAGCCGTTAAAACTGAACCATCAGAGCCAACAGCCAAATTGTCTAGAGCGTTATTTGCTGTACCCACAATCAAATCACCCTTGGCATCAGCAAGGTTGAATACCGTATTGGCCGCTACTGCTCCTACTTCAATCCATGTTGTTCCGAAGTAAACATAAGTACCGCCAGTATCAGAATTAAACCAAATCTGACCAGCGATAGGCGAGTTTGGTGAAGTCGTGGAAACGGTGGCACCCATTGCAGCAGCGCCAATTTCAATCCACGAGGAATCGTAATAAACAAAAGTTTGTGCTGTATCTGACTCAAACCATAAGTCACCAGCACTTGGTGACGCTGGTGCGGTGTCTGAAACGGTAACACTTGCTCCACCACCTGATGCTGAACCAGAAGTCCACACTGAACCGTTGTAAACAAGAACATCATTAATTGAGGGTGCTGATGCAGAGACATTTCCTATGTCATCTAGGAAATTAATTGTTGGAACTGCCGCAGGAATCCATGCAGAAGAAGCAGAGACATACTTGAGGAAGTGGCCGTCGGTTGGAGCAGAAGCACTGACATCAGCAATGTTGTCAAGGTTAAGGGTTGTTGGTCCCCATGTTCCACCACTACCGCCACCAGGAGTAAACGCCAAGACTTGACCACTCGTACCCCAATATGGGTCAATCAAGAACGAATCAGAGCCGTTGCTGAATGTCAAGTTGTTAGCGTTTAGCAAGAAGTATGGACCATTATCTATGTCTGAACCAGAGAATTGGCTTGGCGTTATTTGCACCATGCCTTCTGTCGCTGAAGACATAGCAATATGGCTGTTGTAAGAAGTTATCGTTACATAATCAGTAGTGCCAGGTGTACCTAGGGTGAGGTCTTGACTATTTGCAATCCATGCAGATGCAGATGAAGACCAAATAAGGGGACTGTAATCAACGGGCGCAGAGGCGCTGACATTGCTCAAATCATCAAGCGTTGCGTTGAGCGCAACAGATGCAGACGAACCCTCTCCAGGGGTGTGCGTAATAGTGATTCCTGTTCCAGAAACAACATCAGCGACATAGTTGCCAGTCGTATCGGTTCCAAGGGCAACAGAGTTGGGCTGAATCGTTGCAGAAATATCAACATTTGACGAGCCGTTGAATGAAACAGAACCCGATATATCTCCGCTTAGAGAAATAGTGCGTGGTGTTTGAAGTGTAGATGCAGTACTGGCGTTACCAACTACTGGTGCCGTTACAGCCGCAAAAGTGACGCTGGCAGATGTAGAAACATCTTGACCTATAGCAACACTTGGCGTTGTTCCTTCACCTGGGGTGTGGGTAATCGTGACACCAGTGCCGCCACTTATATCTGCTACATAATTTCCTGTCGTCTGCGTACCAAGAGCAACAGTGTTATTTGGAAGACTTACTGTTCCAGTAAATGTTGGACTATCAATTGGTGCGTAGTATGAGCCGTCTTGCCCATCAAGTTTGTCAGCGTTAAGATTTGCGACAACAGTTGAAGACGAAACAGACATTGGAGCAGTGCCAGTTGTCTGGGTGAGAATAATGCTCTCCGCCTGGAACCTTGCATCGCTGTATGTTGCATCAGATGTGTTGATTGGCGATACTGGCTCTGGCTCGTATCCTTCAAAAACCTTAAATACTCCGTCGCTTGAATCTCGGAACAATCCAGCATGGCGGTATGTTCCGTCGTTGTAGTTGAAAGCAACACCCATGTCTGGGTTAGCACTTGCGCTAGTTGCATTTAGATAAACAAATGCAGACTCAACATCTAGGTTTGTTTCATTGAGGCGGGTGATAGTTCCCTGAACCTCCATGTCACCCTGAACGATGAGGTGAGCAAATGTAACCGAAGCGCTAGTTTCCACGCTCTGGCCAATTGCAACCGTAGGGGTCGCTCCTTCACCAGAGTTGTTACTGAGTGTTACACCAGTTCCAGCAGTCAGGCTTTGAACATAATCTCCAGCGGTATCAGTCCCAAGGTTGATTGTGTCGTTGACCCATACAGTTGATGCGCTGTTGTAACGCAAAAACTGTCCATCGGTTGGAGATGTTAAAACAACATCATGCATCCACTCAAGGTGGTTGTTACCAGGAATAATTCTGATTGCAATCTGACCAGAAGAAGCATGACGAACTGTAATGAATGCAACAGCAAGGTCGTGTTGTGGTCTTACATTTGTGAGTTTCCCATCAACGGTTGGGTGGGCAAAAAGGATGTCACCAGCAGCCCAAGTCTCGTCACCGACCGCAAGTGCACTGACGGTGCTTCCTCTTGTGTCAAGACCAGTTAGAGTTCCAAAACTCATCACTTCGCCGTTAACGCCGTTAGATATATTGCTTGTAGCAATGCCCATCGCACGAAGTTCTGAGTTTTCTGTTCCTGTTACTTGAAACGGTGCAACATCTATTCTTCCGCTAGGCTCTGCGCCAACAGCACCAACCAAGGTTCCTTTGAGTATTGTTGAGCCAGTATCATTCCTGACAAGGTATGTATTTGGGATGTTGCTGTTTACCCAGTTGGTTCCGTCATACATCAATCCTTGGAATTGAATTGGAGAAGCAATTACAACATCTGAAATTTCATCAAGGATAACACCAGAGTTAACAACGCTTGCACTTATGGTTATATCTGAAGTTCCGTTAAAAGAAGCAGAACCGCTTAAGTCTCCACCGAGGGAGATGGTTCGTGCTGTCTCAAGCGCAGTTGCTGTATCTGCATTTCCAGTCAAGTCACCAATTACATTTCCAGTTACTGGTGCTGAAACATGACTAAATGTCACAGAAGCGCTAGTGGCTACATCTTGTCCAATTGCGATTGTTGGGGTAGCAGTTTCACCGCTATTATTCGTTAGTGCAACACCAGTACCAGCGACAAGTGATGAGACATAGTCTCCAGTTGTGTCTGTTCCTAGCGCGACCGAATTTGGCTGAATTGTTGCCGAAATACTTACATCAGATGAGCCATTGAAAGAAACAGAGCCACTTACATCTCCGCCCAAAGAGATTGTTCGTGCATTTTCAAGCGTTGTAGCAGTAGAGGCATTACCGACCAACGGTGCAGTGACCGCTGCGAACTGTACAGAAGATGAAGTTCCAACAGCCTGACCGATAGCAATTGTCGGTGATGAACCCTCTCCAGGCGTGTGAGTAACGGATACGCCAGTTCCAGCAGTAATGTCGTTGACAAAGTTGCCAGTTGTATCTGTGCCAAGGGCAACTGAGTTTGGTTGTACGGTTGCCGTAATTGAAATATCAGATGTTCCGTCGAACGATACAGAACCAGAAACATCACCAGTTAGCGAGATATTGCGCGCGCTCTGTAGAGCAGTTGCCGTCGCAGCGTTACCAGTGGTAGAACCAGAACTACCAGTTATATTTCCAGTGATATTTCCAGTTACATCAGCAGCGACATGAGCAAAAGTCACTGAAGCACTAGTTGCTACTGACTGACCAATTGCTATGGTTGGGCTTGCGCTTTCTGCAGAACTATTACTAATAGTTACACCAGTGCCAGCAATAAGGTCTGCTACATACAGCCCAGCAGTATCTGTTCCGAGGTTGATTGCGTCATTTACCCACGCAGTTCCATCCCACTTTAAAAAATCTCCAGTTGATGGAGTAGATGCACTTACATCTGACAAGCCATCCAATGGTCCAGTTGAACCAGAAGGACCAGCAGGCCCAGTGGCACCAGTAGGTCCTTGTGGTCCAGTTGCTCCAGTTGCTCCAGTCGCACCAGTTGGTCCAGTTGGGCCTTGCGCGCCTACGCCACCGCCTACTTCAACCCAGAATGAGTCGTAATAAACAAATGTCTTTCCAGTGTCGGACTCAAACCAGAGGTCTCCCTCTTCTCCGCCGACTGGCAGAGTGTCCGAAATAGTTAGTGAGGCATTTCCAGTTCCACCACCAGCAGCGACTGATGCAGAGACAAACTTGGTCCCATTAAATACAAGAGCGTCGCCGAGAGTTGCACCGCTTGGGTCAATCTGTGTTCCAGCAACAAAAAGTCCCTCTGACTTAAAAGTATCATCAGTCTTGAGGACATTTGCAGTGTCGCGGTATAGGTTTGTATCGCCAGCGCCAGCGCCAGCACCCCATGTAATGCGCCCGCCCGCTTCTACCTTAAGTCTTGCAAAAGATTCCTGGTCAAGAAATACAGTTATACCATCCGAGCCTGCCGATGACAGATTCTTAATCGTTACTGGTACTGTAAATTTTTGAGCCATGACCTCAGTCAATCTCTTGTATGAACCCCGCGGGGTTATTTATATTAGCCTGTTACAACAATTGTATAATCGTTGCTGTCTACTTGTCCGTTAATCGTAACAGTTACAGTGTTGCCATTCGGCCTTGTTACATCAGCAATTACCGTCGCATTGTAGTTTGCAACTTCCAGAACCTGAACAATAACATTAGTAGTTCCAAAGTTATGGGTTACTGTCGTCGTTGAAACTCCTCCAGAATGTGCCGCGCAACCCTGGCTGGCAATACGGGCAAGAACTGGTGTGGTTGTTGTTCCAGCCGTGGTTGCTGCAAGATTTGCCCGTGCATCTGATGCAGATGTTGCTGCGGTGCCACCGTTTGCAATGGCGATTGTGCTGCCATTCCATGTACCAGTAGTAATTGTTCCCAGCGTTGTGATGCTGTCATCACCAACATAGGTACTTGCCGAAACTGCCGCAAGCGCTGCGCTATAGGCCTGAACATTGGTTCCAATTGTAAGACCAAGAGTGTCTCGCATTGCCGATGCGTCTGCATCGTCCAAAAGTGCACGCGCTGCTGAGGTGAAGTCTGCAACTGATGCGCTTCCAGAGCCAGTGAAGTATGGAAGTTTATTAGCAGCAGAGGTTAGACCAGCAAGTGCTGCAAGTTCTGCATCGTAAGCCTGAACATCAACACCGATTTCAAGGTCAAGAGCGACGCGGGCATCAGCGGCAGTTGTTGAACCAGTACCACCATTTGCAATTGGCAAAGCACCAGTTACGGCATCTGAATCAGCAAGGTCTAGAGCACCCCAAGCAGCGGTTCCTGAACCAACTGAGCGAAGAACTTGACCAGCAGTTGCTGAAGACTTAACAGCAAGGTCATCGTTTCCGTCAACATAGATGGTTACATCGTCATCATTGACATTGAGGGTGCTTCCGTCTTTCGACATACCATCGCCAGCAGTGATTTGACCAGTACCAGAGAACTGTGTAAATAGAATTGCAGTTGAACCAACCGTGATTGAACCATTGGTGGCAACGACATATCCAGAGTCGCCGTTTGCAGTACCTTCTTCAACGAATGTAAACGCGCCTGGTGTTACTTCTGCATCAGAATCAAAGTCAGTTGCTCGTGTTGGTACTCCAGATGCGTTGACGGTATAAATGCCGTTATCAGCATGGGCAATTCCACCAGCGCCCTGGTCCTTGATAAGGATTCGGTCACCAGTTGCAAGGGTTACGCCGTCGATAATGCTTCCGTCATCTACATCAGTGGAGAGGTTTACGGTTGCTGTAGTAGCAGCACGAACCGACTGCTTAACATCTAAGCCAGAGCGGGCTGAGTCAACATAGCCCTTGGTTGCCACATGAGATGCGTCTGTAGGAGTTCCAAACTTTGCCTGGCTACTGGCATCGCGAATAACCAGTTTGCTTGCGGTTGCTTCTGACGCTGCATCTGCCAACTTTGAGAAGTCCGAGGCGGACATCAAACCAGCGCTTGCAGAACTTGCAAGGTTTGGAGTAATTGAAACTACACCATTTGCCTCATTGATTGTTAGCGCTGAAGACTGGGCGCCAGCAGAAGTTACACCTGTAACCATCTTCCGCCATGCGGAGGCGGTAATATCGTAAACCTTGACGACACCTTCGGTACTATCAAAAATCAATCGACCGTCAAACAGGTTAGTATTTGGCTCGCTTGCCAATACTTCAAAAGTACCCTTAATCAGTTGATTTTGATTAAGGTCTAAGTTTGTTACGAATTTCATCTAAAAACCTCCATAGCGGGTGCGCACCCCAAGAATACGCTTTTTTCTATCAAAAGTGTGCGAAGGTATCTAGGAAAGAAAGGCTTTTCCAGAGAATGCGCTAGTAAATGAGACGGTAAGGCTGTTCTCGTTTATATAAGTAACTTCGCCCATTACATGAGAAAGTGCCGAGTCGACAATTGACACATTTGGGTAAAATTTGAGATTATGTGTTACCGACCAGGTCGTTGACGGCGCTCCCTGAGTATGGACATATTTTGATTTTGCCCGTACCTCTTCTATCGCGGCCTGAACCGTAGTCGATGTTATTTCGCTTGTCGGTGTAAAAATGATGTCTGTTGCCGTAACGCCAATATGGCTATCAACATACTCTTTTGTCGCATAGTTATAGGTAACTATGGGCTCCGTATTTGGGGCTACATCAGCAAGGTCGAATCTGCCATTTGGGGAATTGCTGTTTAGTGTGAAAAAGTACTTGTTGTATCCAGTCTCATTAAGGCGCTCGTTTACCTCGTATGTAACACCATCTGGAACCGTTGAATCATCGTCGTTAGCATAAAGATTTATTGATATTGAGCCACTTGCGTTTAGTGCAACAACTTGCTCTTGCGGGGTGATGGTTACATCAGAAGTTGCATCTCGCATTGGAGCGGTGAGCGTGAATGAGACTGAGCCGCTTGCGGGCGCACCAGTAGGCAGTAGGTAGGTGCCAGTAACTGTTATGAGTGTAAAAGCCATGATTACGCCTTCTGAAATACATCAAGCGTTAGGGCATGATGAACGACATTGTCCTCTAATGATACCATGCGCTGTATATCGGATACCCTAAGACGAAATACATATGTTCCATCATCAAATTGGCCAGCACCGTCAAGCGCTGAAACAAGAGAATCTACAAGAGAGGTGTCTTCGTTTTGCCTATTTTGCCATAGGTCAAACTGAACCATTCTCCTTCGTGTTTTTACAAATCCATCACCGATAAGTTCTGGAACATTCCGAAGTTCATCGCTATATGTGATGTATGGCTTTTCGGTGCTTGGGGGTGCAAAGTCACGAAAAATTCCAGTTACTCCAGTTATGCCAGCATTGACAAGAATCGTCCTTATCGAACCGCCTATTGAAGCCATTACACATCCAACCTTACTTTTAGATGACCCATACTTCTAATTTTTTTGGCCATTCTTGCTGCAAAATTTGAAGTTACAATATCGGCAACTTTTTCTTTTCTAAGTTTTATTGCTGCTGGCCTAATGAATGGTCGTGGCGACATTCTTTCGGTGCCGTACTCAAGCGCCATTGCATATGGTGAAGTAGACCCAAATTCTGCAACGGCTGGATTTCCGTTTGCTTTTGAAACTTTTTTTGAGTAAATGCTTTTATCAAGGTCGTTTCCAGGGGCTGACGCTGGAGCCTCTCCAGGGGCGCTAGACATTCTTTGTTTTCCGCGCTTATCAATGTATGGCTTGTATGTTCCTTCGTGCCTTATTGAATCGCGAACAAGTTCCGCACCAATGTCTGCAAGTTCATTTGCGGATTGAGTCATTGAAGATACACCAGCCTGAATAATTCGCTGTATGCGAATATCAAGTTGTTTTATTGCCCTATCAAGAGATGCGCTTTCTTTACTCATTTAAAAGAGTCCTTCTCAATTCAAGGCGAAGATGTGTATGAGTAAAAATCAATCCCTCAATGTCGTAAACGCCATCCATGCTGTCGTGGTATCCAGTAACAACTATTTGGTCGTTGTTAACCACGGAAGCCTGTTTTGGCAAGCGAACAATAAGACCTCTACGCTCGCCATACTTACCCAACTCTTCTGGCTGTCCTTCTTGCGTAAATTTTTGATGGATTGAGCCCTTGTATGTAGTATCAGTTACTACTGGTGTCCAAACGCCCTCTGCATCTACAGTCACAGATGATTTGCGCCGAACAGTGATTTGTTCAAATGCGCCGCGCATGGTCTACCTAATAACCCTGCGCTTGTAGCGAAGAATATTTTTTACTTCTTGGTCGGTGAATCCACCGCCAGGAGTCGGCTCAAAAAAGTACTCAGTTCCTTCAACCTTAAGACGCTCCATGCCTTGAGCATCAATCAGGACCTTGCTCATTTCTCGTGTTGCAGCAGAAAGAATTACGCGCTCTAGTGCTGATGCATCAGCATCAAGCATGCCAGCGTTGTAGGTTACGAGTGCCTGATAACCAAGACCAGCAATCAGAACATTATCAATTCCCCAAGGGTAAACATCAAAGTCGTAGATATTTTGCGCTGTGTAGGTTGCAGAGGCATTATCTATTAACCCAATGCTGAATGAGATAATACTTCGTACTGGGGCTTTGCGTAAAAACAACTGGCGCTGTCCAGGCTCAAGCATGTGCTTTTCGTCCGTAATGCGAACTGGGTTCAGGGGGCGATTCAGCAAATACGAAATTTCTGATTCGAGACCAGCAAGAATAGTTGAAGCCGCAGCCTGCTCACCAGCAGTAAAAGTCTTGTTCATTGCACGAGCAAGGTCAGCGTAATTCAAAATTGCCATAAAAACACATTACACCATTGTTTTTAGAGGGTCTATCGGATTGGGGCAACCCAGAAAATCTTGCGGTATTCAAAGAAGCAAATTATTGGCTCCGCATCATCCTCTTCCATCTCAAGCAAAAAGCCAGCATTGTTGCCTTCAAAATAAATCCTTGGGTGAACCACATAACCCCTACAGGAGTGCATGATTACGCTACTTGAATCCAGCGGCTCCCATCCATACCTGACCTCGATTAGGGAATCACTTGTATGGGCTTGTTTTATTAAACCACTTGCACATACCTGATTGAAAATTGCATCGTATGGATAGTCGTATTGAAAATCTTTATCATCTTGGATTAGTTCATACATTGCGTTTTTTAGGCTAAGAAAAGGTTCGTCCTTCACCCAGTACGCAGCAAAATCTATATCGTCGTTCAACCCAAATTTCTTTGGGTCCAGGCTGTCCACGGATTACTTTGTTTCTGTAGCGAATGGGTCATTTACCGAGATAGGCATGACCTTATATCGCATTGCATCTTCGACACTAATGCGCTCGCCCTTACGGACAACCTTCACACTCTTGCCTTCGATGTTCTCGTAAATATCGCGTGGAGCGATTACTACAATTTGTGACATGCAAACATGTTAGCACAAAGCAAAAAGCCTGGGCCGAAGCCCAGGCTTTTCACTTTTCTGACTGTAATTATCAGGCAGGTGCGCTGTCGAGGGTAACTTCGACGAACGACTCTGGACGCTTAACAGCAAGTGCAATACGCTCTTCAGCAAGTACTGCAACTGCGTTGCGAACAAAGAAGTCGCTGTGTTGCTCGGAAACGCGGATGTTGCCTTCCATACGGTCGTACAGCGTTGCGCCAACACCGAATGAACCAAGGAGAACCTTGCCTTCGGTGATTGCTGGCGTGCTGACGATTGGCAAACGCCACAAGCGAGCATCTGCACCCATCGATACCGACATAACCATCAAGTAGTTATAGTTTGCATCCTTTGAGAGTTCGATGTCTTCAAGGTCGTTTGGATGGACAATCATGCCTGTTGGCTCGTAGTAAGCGAGCAACGACTTGGTGATACCACGACGAATTGCATCGAGGCGGGTGTCGTTTGCAACACCACTTGACCAATTAGAGGTCTGAATTCCAGAAGTCGAACGGATACCAGTGAGGTTTTGGCCAACACCGTTTCCGTTAAGAATCTGGTCATCTTCTACCAAGCGGAGTCCGTACAACAGTTCGTTGTCGATAATTCCACGAAGGGTTGGCTCGTCGTCCAACACATTGCGGTGAGCAACTTCGTAGTGAGCAATCGTGCGAACTGGAGCCTGAACACCAACGACGGTCATTGACGACTGTGGTTTTACACCAAAGGCGTTGTTTGCGTCGTTGCGCTCTGCAACTGTCGATGCGTTGTTGGTGAAACCAGAAACACGGAAGTATTCAACCATGTTGCTGTTCGTCTGCTGTACATCGAAGAGTTCGCGTACGCGCATAGTGCGCTTCTGACGCTCGATGATGCCTTCACGCTGTGGCGTACCGAAGTCTGTAGGGGTGCCTGATGGCAATCCTGTGTAGACATCTTTGCGACCCCAGTGTGACGAGAACGAACCATTTACTTGGAATGGTGCGTGCATCGTGTAACCAGACTTACCACCAGCAATTGCCTTGAACTCATCTGATTCAACGAACTGCTCGCCGAGGCTCTTTGAGCCCTGTGGAACAATCAAACCAGACTTGGTCTGTGCTACTGGTGCGGTCATGCCTTCAGCCCATGAGCGAATTTCGCCCATACCTTCCAAGGCCTCGATTTCAGCACGGATTTCGCGTGCCTTTGCGAGGTTGCCTCGGAATGCTTCAACATGCTTTGCTTGTACTTGAACTTCAGGTCCGCCTTCTTCGCGGGTAGCGCCTGCATGGTCAACGATTGCATCGTTGTCTGCAAGAACTGCACGGAGGGCTGACTTGAGTTCCTTTAAACGGCTATCTGTAGCCATAGTGATATACTCCTTTTGAGTAATAGTGGAACTTCGGACACAAGGTAAGCACCTCGTATTAAATATTATGCTTGTTGTTTGCTAGTTTGTCAAGCAGGGGTTAGGTTATTTTTAATTGTCTTCGTCTTCTTCGTCTTCGTTTTGACCAAACATGTCCAATAGGTCTTGGAATGTAACATCAGAAGCCATAAAGGGCTTGGCTATTACATCGCCTTTGAATGTAATTTTTGGGCCCACTGCAATATTGCTCATCGCATCTAGTATGCGTTCAAATACAGAAACAGCAACAAATGGTGGTATTGAGCCTAAATCAACATGGATTGGCTCATCTCGGTCTTCGTAGGATACAGAAATAGTAATCATTGGAAAGCGCAGGTTCATCTGGCTTTCAAGAGGGTCGCGACCCTCTGTCATTTTTTCTTGTCTGCCTTGTATGTCTTTCCGCGATAGAACATAGAACCATTGTGAATTGGAACAAGTTCTAGATGGAATGGACCATCTCCAGCAACATAGTGCACAACAGCAATTCCTTGCTGCCAATCTTCCGTGCATGGGATTGGGCGTCCGTCGAGGTCTGTCCCGCCTTTTGTGCTTGGCACGACGCCGTCCACGCGAGCAAGACATCCTGCAGATGCGGCGAGAATAGTTTTATCTTCATCCCAATCTTGGCGGGTTCGCTCTGCCCATTCGCGGCGATGGATATGTCCATAAAGAACTGAAGTCTTTTCTGTTGCGAGATATTTATGAGCAGTGCTTCCGCCAGATGCGACTTTATGTCCGTGAATAATTCTTAACTTGCGATTAACCCAATATGTTGACGCTGGGTATCCTGGCAAATACTTAACACCAAATTCTTCAAATCTGCAAAGATAAGGAAGCGACATAACTGGCCATGAGTCTGGGATATTCCCACGCTTCAAACCAAAAGCAGCATTTGCATTATCAAGAATATAATTTCCTAATCTTGCTTCGTGATTTCCCTCAAGCCAAACAATTTCAGCGAGTGGAGATGCTGCGCGAAGGCGCGCCATAAGCGTTGTTAAATAATCAATTGTTTTTTGTGTTGTCAATTGATAAGCAGGAGTTAGTCTGTACTTTCCAAATTCTGCAAAGTCAGCATTGTCTCCATTCATTGCAATCACATCTGGCTTTGATTCTTTGATAAATTCAACAGCCAAATTAATTGCAATTTCATCATGGATAGCAACAAAATTGCCGTTTACATCCCTGAAATAACCACATTGCATATCTGGCAAAACTACGCATGTTTTAAACTGCGACTTTTCTTTTTTAACAGTTGCAACTGTAGGAAGTTTTATTGACGGGCCTCTTTTTACTACTGGCCATTCTGGGGAGTTGCGATTCATTGCTGATTTTAAATCTTTTGACAATGACATTATTTGCCCCCAATATAATTGTTGCTTCTAGTTTCAAAATTTTCAACATTAGCATGTCGCCAATTATCTACAGCACTCCTGCCAATTACATAGCCGCGCCCTTTTAAAACTTTTGAAATTGTGCGACTTGAAACTGATAAGTCTTTCATTGCATCAACGAGCGAAGCAGAATCTTTTGCACTCAAAGATGCCAAAAGTTTATCTACCTTGCCGATTGTCGTGCTCTTTTGAACTCTGGCTATTTCCTTGCCAATAT